TAACATGGAATTGGCTCGTGCAGCTATTAATTCTACATCTACATTCCCTGCAATCATGTCTAACTTAGCTAATAAATCCGTAATGGTAGGCTTTAACGAAGCTGAAACTACTTACCAAATCTGGACGGGTAAAGGCTCTAACCGTGACTTCAAAGAAGCTGCACGTTATGCATTGTCTGAAGCAGGCAACCTTGAATTAGTTCCTGAAGGTGGCCAATTCAAACAAGACTCCTTAGGCGAGGCATCTGCTCGTACTAAAGTAGCGACTTATGGTAAATTGTTCAGCCTCACTCGCCAAGCGATCATTAATGACGACTTGGGCTTGTTCTCTAAAATTGCTACTAAATACGGTTCTGCAGCGAAACGCTTAGTAAACAAAATGGTATACGCGCAATTAACTGGTGACGTTAAAATGCAAGACAAGATTGCATTGTTCGATACAAAACATGGTAACGTTGCAGGTACAGGTGAAGCATTATCCGTTAAAGCAATCGCTAAAGCAATTACTGCTATGCGCCGTCAAAAAGGTATTACAGATGAAGCAACTCTTAACATTACACCTAAATACTTGGTAGTTCCTCCAGAACTTGAAATGACTGCATACCAAATTGTTAACTCTACTGCAGCAGTTGACGGTGTAAACTCCGGTGTAGTTAATCCTTACAAAGGTCGCTTCATCGTTGTATCTGATGCAGAATTGACTGACCCAGATGCTTGGTACTTAGTTGCTGATGCAACTCAACACGACACTATTGATGTTACTTACTTGAACGGCGTTGAAACTCCACGTCTTGAAACTCGTCAAGGCTTCGAGGTAGATGGTATTGAATACAAAGTGGCATTTGATGTAGGTGTAGACGCTATCGACTTCCGTGGTCTTTATAAAAACACAGGTAAATAATTAGGGGGGGTAAATACATATGGCAAAATTCGTATATGAAACAGACCAAATCAACTACGTAGCAACAGCGGATGTAAAAGCTGGTGACATTGTAGAAGCAGGCGCACTTCACGGTGTAGCAGTAACAGATATTAAGAAAGACGAAATGGGTGCGTTAAAAGTAACTGGCGTATTCAAAGTAGATGCTAAGAAATCTGATACATATGCTGTAGGTGATGCAGTAAACTTCGATTCTGGTAAAGCTGCTAAAACTGGTGGTAAGCCATTGGGTATTGCAGTGGAACCTAAAACTGCTACTCAAGATACTGTAACAGTAATGTTGAAAAACTAATCATTGTATTTTAATGGAAATGCGGGCCACACGGTCCGCATTAATCCTACGAGGTATAACTTATGCTGACCTATGATGAAAGCGCCTTACTCGATGTATTTGGCGAAAAAATTACATATGAGGGTAAGCAGATTAAGGCTAGCGTAGAAATTGGTGAGTATGACGGTAAAGGTTCTGGGTTCGTAACTGGTCTTGCTGATAAAGCTAAGGCATGGGTTAGAACTAAGGACGTGCCACTACCTAAGACTAAAGATGTAATCTACATCAATGGCAAGAAGTGGTATGTAGTTCATATATCCGATAGCGACGCTAAAATGCACTGTCTTGAAATTGTGGCCAATGTCAGGACGGTAAGACCATGAGTAATTCACCAATTACCATTACTGACACCGCTACACCGTATATTGAATTTATAGCTAAGACTAAGCCGGATTGGACTAGGAAGGCTATGAAGTCAGTCGGTTGGATGATGCAGAAGGAAATTAAGGCCGGTATTAAATCCGGCTCACCTGGTGGCCACAAATATGCTAACTTCATGCCACCTACAATGAGGGCTCAATTTGAGGCAGCGTTTGGTGCAAAAGTAAGGCGTGCTTATCAAGATGGCGGTAAGGCGCATAAGGAAGGGTGGGGGCTTAAATCCCGAGCTCAACTTATAGCCGGTGGCGTAAAGGAAACTACTGTCGGATATACACCACTCGGCAAGATGTTCCGAGCAGTTGGGTACCAATACGACGCCAGGTCGCAATCAGTAAAAGTAGGGTGGTTATCATCGTCTGCTAAACGATTAGGGGAACAGATTGAGCGTGGTTATACAAAACAAATCACAGAGCCAATGCGTAGGACATTATTTGCCGGTGGCTTTCAACTTGCTAAAGGTAAAACATCATTTAGGATTAAACCTCGTAAAACGTTTGGTCCAATGAAAACAGCCTTACAGCCTAAGTTGGTACCTTACCTAGAGTCTAAAATCGGTGAATATGCACTAGGCAAAAGCACTCAGTTCGCATCTAGTAGACGAGCATATAAAGTGAGGTAGCAATGCAAACTATTCCACTAACGGTCATTGCTAACAGATGGGCGGAAGCGGTTAAGGATAATCAAAAGATTACCGACTACTGCATGAAACACTTCGGAAAGGACTTAACTATTTACATCGGTTATGACGACGCCGGCGTACCTCTTGAAGAGGATTGTCCGTGCGTGATCATCATGATGGATAACAAGTCCGAAGGGTTGGCAAGTTCATACTCTTACACCTTACAACTTGTATGGGGAATCGTAAGAGTTGAGGCAGAACGTGAGGGGCGTGTAGTGAAATACACGGGAGCGTTCGAGTGTGACGAACTTGGCCAATTACTCATCGAATGTATCATGGCGGTTAACCCTAACTATCCTGTCATTAACATTGACTATGAAACAGACAATATCTCGTGGCGTCCGGTATATCCGGGTAAAGCCACACTCACTATAGAAATACCGCATGTAATTGGCGGTAATGTTGAATATTAGGAGGATTAAACATGGCAGTAGCTAAACGTGCACAAGGTGCACAATCTTCTCTTACAATGGCCTTTGAAACTGACTTTGGTACCACACCATCTACCGGTGGCGTGGTAATGCCAATTATCAGCTCTTCTTTAAAGGCTAGCCAAAACTTGAATGACTCCTCTGTTATTCGAGGTACACGTAATCCGGCGGCACCTAGTCGAGGTAATATCGATACATCTGGTAGCATCGTACCACCAGTTGATGTATTGGGCTTTGGCTATTGGTTAAAGCTAGGCTTTGGAGCTCCAATTACAACAGCACAAGGCTCTGGCAAGAAACACGTATTTAAAATTGGTCCAGATATGCCATCTGCTACCTTTGAACAAGGATATAAGGACATTAGTACTTACCAACAATTTAGTGGCGTACGCATGAATAAAATGTCTTTAAACTTCGGCGGTGACTCCGAATTAACTGCATCTATCGATGTAATGGGATGTAAAGAAACTATGGCAGCGGTACCCTTCGATACTGCACCTAAGTCTATTACATTTACTCCATTCGAAAACCTCGAAGCCACCATAAAAGAAGGTGGCGTTACGGTAGCGAATGTATTGTCCATGAGTCTTGATATCGACTTCGGCTTGGACGGTGACTCTTATGCTATCGGTGGTAAAGGCTTCCGCACTTACATTGACGCAGGTATTATCGGCGTATCCGGTACTATTAAAGCCTTCTTCCAAAACATGGACCTGTTAAATAAAGCAGTAAACGGTACAGAGTCTAGCTTAGAATTAACGCTTACCAAAGGTACCAATTCCTTGACCATCAAGTTACCGGAATTGATTTACGAACGTAACTCTCCTGGTATCGATGGTCCTAAAGGCGTAAATATTGAACTTCCATTCAAAGCCTATTATGGCGATGATGCCGGTCAATCTGCAGTAGTATTTGAATTGGTTAACAGCCAAACATCTTACTAATCTAACTCATTAGGAGGTAACTATGAATATTCAAGGTAAAGAATTAAAACCAAGAGCCCTTACCTGGACTGAACGTGATGCATTAATTAAAGCCGGTTTAGACTTCGTGTATTGTCCAGTAGATGTTAATGATCAAGTAGCATCTATTGTCCGTAGTCGTGATATTATGCGCTTTATCTTAACAGATGTATATGAACTCACAGACGAACAACTAAATACTGTAAGTGATAAGGACGCAATGGACTTCGCCGGTGAAGTCATTACATTAACTTACCAACTACAAGAAGCAACAGAAAAAAACTAGAAGAGGCGTGGAGGTGGATGTCCTCGGATAGGCCGAAGTACTGCAAGGGATGTAAGGAATTACAGACCGCTACAAAGCAGTCCTTCGACTGCTCCGAGTGTGATTTTAACCCACCGCGCCTATTATTCGGTTCAAAACTGGCTATGAAGCTGTATAACCTATCACGCAGTCAAAGACATTACCACTCAGGCGGACTAGCCGGGTTTGATTATCCGGCTATACGTACAGTGGCTGAGATTAATAACATTAATCTAAATCCGATGTTATTTAGTCTTATGTGGATATTGGAGGGATTAGAAATGGAGGCGATGAATAAGGATGTCGAATAACGTAGTAGATATCGTAGTGCAACTGACCGATAAGAATGCAAAAGCCGGTTTAGAGAAAATCGCCGCTACCTCTAAGGGAACAGTTGCAGAGCTTTCAAAATTAAAGAATGAAATGTTTGCCATTGGTGCGAGTGCCGGTTTTGCTGGTCTAGGCTCTAAACTCGCAAAAGAGGCACTAGCTTGGAACTTATCAGTAAAGAAGATGCAATCCTTAACAGGTGCGACCGCTGAACAAGCAAGCACATTCCTCTCCGTTGCAAACTATATGGGTGTAGCTACTGACGTTAGCACTGTCGCGTTCGCTAAATTTGCGAAGGCTGTATCTAACGCACAGGATAAAATGCAAGTTGCATCCGCAGAAGGTAAACTAGCGACTGATATGTTCAGTCGGCTAGGTGTTAGCATTGATCAGATTGAGGGTAAGAATACCCTTGAAGTGTTCAAAATCATTCAAGACCGATTAAGGAACATGAAGGACGGTGCTGAAAAGACACGAGTTGAAATGGAGCTATTCGGTAAAACCGGATACCAACTTCACGGAATGCTGAATATGTCAGCAGATGCCATGAAGCAAGTCGAGGACCGTGCAAGAGCTATGGGGCTCATCATTGATGATGAAGCTGCCAAAAAGTCCGCTACCTTTAATCGTCAGTTGAAAGATATGGAACAGACCGGCAAGCGATTGGCCATTATGATTGGCCAAGAACTCTTACCGGTGGTTATGGAATATGCACAAGGTGCAATCAATTTAACGAAGTCTTATAGTAATCTAGCTACAGAGCAAAAGGAAGCTATCTCAGGCCTTATTAAATTCGGTTTAGAAGCTAGTATAGCAATCACAGGAATCCAATCCATTACAAGCGCATTGAAGTTCATGCGATTGGCTACTATAGCAGCCGCCGGACCTTGGCTTGCATTAGCAACCGCTATCGGCTTAGCCGGTAAGGCACTATTAGATTACCGCTATAAGGAACAAACCAAAGGTACAGACCTAGGCGTTGACGTTAATGGTCTTAGGGCTCATAAGAACTTAAACGCACCTGGTACTAACTCCGCTTACATGGCTAACCATGATGGGCGGTATTGGGTTGAGGATAGTTCATTCTTTGGACTTATCAAGAACGATCGCTTGGCTACGAAAGAAGAAGGGGCTCAAATCGACGCTGCTATTAAGGCTAAGGAAGTGGCAGATGCTGCGAAGAAGAAAGCCGAAGAGGAGCAAGAGAAACTTCAAAAAGAAATTGACGATGCTAAGAATGGTCTTACCAATAATGAGGCTATCAACAAGGCTAATGAAGAAGCTAGTAAGGCGGCCAAAGCACAAGAGGCAGCGGCTAAAAAGGCAGAACAAGCAGCTGAAAAACTAGCAAGTTCAGTAGAACGTCTTAACGAGTTTATCCGTAGTCTTACACTTCAATCTTTAGAGATTGATGGTAGCCAATATGAAATCGACAAGCTCAACGCTAAGAACCAATACGAA